GTGCATCCTATAGCGCTAGTCTCTATCTCTTTAATTCCATATCTTTGTATACCAAGTTGGTCTTCGGTATAACATATAGAAGGTTGATAAAGATTATTTTTGTCATTGTATCTAACAATAGCTACCGTATGCCTAGCTCTTTTTGCCGACGAAGAATATACAAAGTTGCCGTTTTCGACATTAGAGTTATTAAAAAGATATATAGGCAGCTTTGGTCTATCTTGAGAAACATATATGCCGCCAAAAGCAAAATAAACTATGGCTCTAAACGCAGATGCTAAATCATTTATAACTTTATAAGCTTCTTCTCTAGATGTGATAATATGATTAAGAGTGAATCTGGGTTCAAGTCCACCTTTACCATCAGCAACAAGCACGTCGCAATATTTAGCTATTTCATACAGTGTCCATTTGTCAACAATGTCACTGTCTATATACTCGCCTAAGCCATATCTATTATTGGTAATTAAATCGTAAAAGCACCACGCAGGGTTATTTGTCCACTCTTTTCTAGCTTCAAAACAACCATCCCAATACCCTAAAGGTTCTGTATAAGTTCTTAGTATAGGGTCATAGGTGTTGGGTATTTTTACTTTTTGTAATTTTGTTTCATAGGCTCTGCTAGGCAGCCTGCTGAAAAATTCTGCATTAAATTTAGAATAAACCATACTGCAGTATGGATATCTAATTACAGAGTCGTATATTTCTACTATAGAATCTACAAAAGATTCATTTTTAAGATAGGAATGAACAGAGTCAGGGGTGAGGCGGATAATTTTAATTTCCCAGCCTTGAAAGTATTTATAAAATTTACTATCTCTTGGGTTTTCTTTTTTCCAAATACCTTTTCTAAAGTCTATCTCAACACTTCTTAGATACGGTTCTTCTATTTTGCCGAAGATTACATCGTCCACATCAGGAATGCTTTTCCATGGAACAAATAAATCTTCTGCGCTGGGAGTTTTTGCAGTATCTGAGCTAGTTATAATGTTTCTCGTATCGTATATAGGCCTAGTGTATATTTGATATCTAATTTTTCTAGCCTTTTGATCGCCTTGGCCAAATGTGAGCTGTGCGTCTTGATGCTTTTCTTTTTTATCAAAAAAGCTCTGCCTACCCTTACCTTGTCGTGGAACAATAGCGTTATCATAAGGGTCGTCAAAAAGAGTTTCCATCAATCTAGGAATCTTTATATTGACTTGTACGGCGACACACTCTTTATTTAAGACATTATATACTTTTGCATTTCTGTCTATTTCTCCAAGTAAAGTTGGGGGATTGCTAACTTCTTCTTCGCCGCCCCTAAAGTCTTCTGAGCCATAAGCTTTGTTATAATCGTTATTAGTATTTCCAACTAATTTAGGAGACCTATACCCCGGCGTTTTTTCTGGAGTAGAAAGGTCTATAGAAGGACCAAAAAGTCTGTCTCCTAAAGACCTAAAAACAGAAAGCTCAAAATCATTAGAGCCTTTAGAGTTTGCTTGGTTAGGTAGACTGTCATTAAGGGAAGGTATTTCTCCTTGCGGTATACCTTTAACCCAGTTTAAATTTACTTCTTGAAAATTATAAAAGCCATCTTTATCAACGACAGGAACTTCATTCCAGTAAACTGAGCGTAAAAAGCCCAAGTCAGTTTTACAGTTACCGTTTTCATCTAGCGCTGTGTAAGCTGTAAATTTTGAATCATCATATCCTACATTACCTTCCTGCCCTTGGAATCTATATTCTCCGCTAACAATACCTTCTATTTCGCCTTCGCAGATTAAGTCAGCAATAACAACTTCGCTTACCGCAGAGTATAATCCTGTTTCTCCAGAATGAAAAACACCTGCTTCATCTGTAATAGGCGGTCTTGATACGCGTGGATCCTTTTTACCCATATTATCTTTCTTTAGCTTCTATTTTAATTTCATTTCCTACTGTAATGTAGTCGTCACCATTGCTTACTATTATAGTGTTATCGGGGACAGTTGAACTAACATAATTATTAGTAGGGTCACACTCGTCTGGAGAGCCATCTGATTTACTCACTTGCTCTGCCCTAGTTTTCATAACAGTGTCTCCTAGGGTAGGGTTACCGGACTTGTCTTTTAAGTTATTGCCATAGTCGAGTCCGTAACCGTCATAGCCCCAATAGTTTTTGAAAGGCACGAAAGTTAATTTATCTGCGGACCTGTTCATATAGTTGCCATTCTTTTGGTCTTTGGTTTCTATGCTTGATTGTATGACATGACTCCCAACTAAAAGTCTTCCATAACCTACGAAAACTGGCCCACCTTCTCTTACTGTATTAGCGGGGCCAGTAAATAGATAAGACGGACGCCCACCGCCTTCTATTTGTCTAAAATCTTCAAACTCTGGCATGGGTGTAAGCAGGTTAGCTATACCTGCTGCCATAAGGCCAATGCCCGCCATAAGCAAAGCCGCGCCCATGGGGCCAGCTACAAAAAAACTTGCCACTACTAAAACGGCTCCTAGTATAGTAGTAAATGCGTCGCTTCCGGCCCCTTCAATGACAGGAATGACATCAATAGTTTCTAAATCTCTTTTTAAAACTAACTCAGAGTGTTCCACGCCTTCTAGTTCGTTAATATTTCTGGAAGTATCGTAGACAAAATCTTTACCGTTTATAAGAACTCTATATTTAATATTTTTCTTATCATTCTCAATCAAGTTTGTATAAAGTTTTTTAGTCTGCTCTTGCACAGCTTTCATGGCCTCACTAACAGAATTTACGGAGAGTTTCCAGATTTCTCTACCGATAGCTTTGCCTAGCTCCCCGTGAAATTTTATAGTTGTTAGTTTATCATCCATCGTTATATCTATACACTTGAGTTAAATTGTTAAAATATTCATCAATCTTTTCACAATTAGGTCTTCTACCTATCTTGTGATGAAGAAAATTATTGTTTGAAATATATACGCCAAAGTGATCCACATTATCTTTTATAGAAAAACATAGAATGTCGCCTTGTTTTAAATCTTTTATTGTGTTAAAAGAAACTTTTATTAAATTTTTTTTATTTAACTCAAATGTTTCCTCAACAAAACTTTTTGATTTAGCACGCCATTTAGAATCTCTATCGTTTAAAGATTTAGGCAGTAGCAGATTATACCCAACTGATTTATTTAAGTAGTCCTGAACTAAAGATATGCAGTCAGACTCTCCCCACTTAAATTTTTTTTCTAAAATTTCTATTTTTTCATGTTCGTGCCTGAAGACTTTAAAAGTATCAGAAGTTAAATCATACAAAACAAAGTCTATTTTATGTTTGAGGCTGTCTTCTTTATCTTTGAGAGAAAAATCTGGATTACCGTTTGTGTGAGAATGGTAAATAGCTTTTATTTGCCCGAGATTAGAAGTTTTAAAATAATCTAAAGTGTCAACAGAGAAAGAAATATTTTTTTCCTTAGCTATGTTTCTGGCTTTTTTAGTTTTTACTAGGCCGGTGTCTTCGTCTGAATATAAAAAACCGCAACATTCTTTGGGAGTATCTTCCAAAGCGTGATTTTTGATAAATTCACGATTTTCTTTATCTAAAATCATCTTGCGTTTTGTTCTAGTTTAGTAGCATTAGGAAACCCGCCAAACTGAAGCTCCCCTTTCTTAAAGTCTTCACTTTCTCCTATGACGACAGAGCCTTGCGTGCCCCATCTTTTTCTGCACCCCTGTAGAGTTTTAGAGCATAGATCTGCTATCCAAAAATCAGGGTTAGGAGGAGAGTACTCAGTATTTTCTGTGGCTGGGATATCAACTTTTGCAACAAAGTAATACCTAATACCGTTCTTCTCCATATAGATGTAGTCTCCAGATTCGTAAAAAGCTTTGCTGGAGTATCTTCCTTTAAATACAAACTCAGAAACTCCTATCATATCTTTTATGTTTTGGTCATTTATTGTAGCTACAGGGGGCGCATCTTCCGGCAAAGTTAAATCTGTTCTCCTAATGCCGCATTTTTTATATACGTGGTCAGCTAAAGATTGAGCAGAGTTTCCATCGCCTTCATAGAAACAACCGCAGCCTCTATAAGTAAAACCACACTTAGAAGCCGTAACAACCCTTCTAGGCAGCTTTACTCCCTCTACATCTAACGAAGAGCTTAGTTCATAGTTAATAGAGTTTTTATCTTCGCTAGCTTTTCTTTCTACAAAGAAGACGTCCCTAGGTAATTCTGCATAAGGGTCTGGTTCGTATTCTTCTGGAAAATTTGAAGCATATATACCTCTTTGTGAATCTGGGCTAGAGATATCAGAAAAATTATTTTTATCTAAAAATTTAGCAAAAGTTCTTATCCTCGTTACTTTAGCGCCTACTATATCTCCATACTTTCTAATAACTCTTCTTATAATAGATAGAGCTTCTATGCCTTCTTCTGTTTGGGAGGTAAGACTTAAGGTAGGGCTGGGCAAGACGCCGCGAGAGGTTATTTCAAAACCTTCTGCCATAATTGGCGCAGGGAAAAAAGTTTTGCCTTGCCAAATTATGTAAGAGTTAAACACTTTTATATTATTGTGAAATCTTAAAATATTTTCTTTACCTTGCTCAAAATTAGGAAAGAGACCTATTTCGTTAGAGTCTTTTACTAGGCTAGAATTTATAGACTGAACTACATTTGTAAAGTCTATCTCAAAAAGAGTCATTAAAGACGAAGGTGTTAAGTTCGTCAATTCATGCATCAAAGACTTAATTGACTTCTTTGCTTGCTCTTTATCTACTATATCGTAACTACCTTCGGGCATTGTGTTTAAGTATTAGTTTGTTCGAAGTCTGCAGTAATAGTATAATTGTTATAAAATACAAACTCACTCGTCCAGCTTTTACAAACAAACATTTTTCTGTAGCCCGCCGAAACTAAATCGTTGTGAGGTTCTGGCAAATCTTCAAAGATAAAAGATTCAACAGCTTTTCTTGATTTAAGGAAATGATTTATCGCCCTAGCTTCTTTTATGTCTCTGTGTTCAAATTTGACATTTATGGTTATTAGGTCGTTAAATATACCGTCTTGGAACCTTTGTTCGTAGCCGTTACCAAAAACAACGGAGTTTACTCTTGGTTTATGATTTGCTTGTAAATTATATGATGGAGACCAAATAAATTTTGATTTTGTAGAGCCGTTCAGACTTGTAACCCCGCCCCAATAGATAGAGTCTGCCGCTGGAGTGTTGCCTTGATTGCTGCTTGTTAAGCTGTAGTAGTATTTTACGGTCTTTGGCACGCTAAAAGAAGAGAACCTCTCAAAGACAGCAACGATATCGTCTTTGCTATAATTTAAAGAGTTGTCGTATTCTGTTATATTGTAAATACTATTCTCGTCAGCCATTTTTCCTTATTCCTCTCAAAATATTACACTAAAAAGTGTAAATAATGTAGATGTTATCAAGGGTTAGGCGAGAAAACCAAAAGTTGGCGGTAAACGGGACAGGAATAAATGCTGTTCAGAGTATTTCTTTTGGGTATGAAACCTCAGCTTCTCCTATAAATTCTTTAGGTTTAGAGCAGATAATCTATGCTCCCACCTCGCCACAGACAGCGTCAATTTCGGTTGAAAGCTTGTTAGTTCATGATGATTTTTTTCTTCAGTTCACAGGGGAGCTGCCTTTTAGTGGACAAGTAGATTACAGAAGTCAAACAACTAAATTTACAGAAGCTTACCTTTCTTCCTACTCATCTTCTTGTTCTGTAGGAGAAATACCCACCTTGGGTATGCAGGCGGAAATATACGGAGAGTTAGGCACAGGGAACTTTTTTGACTTTGGAGCAACCACACCTCACGATACAGAGCTAAAAATAGCAGGATACAACTCTATAAGCATCAATTTAGACGAGTTTAATACCAATAGGGTACTAAGTTACTCTTTGGATATACAAACGCCTAGAACGCCTGTTTATGCCTTTAACGATAAGTCTCCATCTGAAGTCGTTTCTGATTCTCCTCTTGATGTGACAATGCAATTTAGCATAGAGGTAGATGATTACAAAATTAAAAACATGAGATTTATTCCAGAGGAGACTGTATTCAAAGATGTAAGTTTGATAATAAATGAAAATAACTCTACTTCAAACATACAGACTTTTTCATTTAGTGATATGATTTTGGTTTCAGAACAATACTCTGCCGATAATAACTCTAACGTGCAAATAAACTTCACAATGAAAGGTGCAATATTGAGGTAATATGGCTTCCATTAGATACGACAAAATACCTCTGACCCTAGAGTTTGGTGCTAATACTGAAAAAATTATAGCTTACGATTGTTCTTTGAGTCAGGCCGCTGATTTACAGCCTGTTAGAGCCATAGGGTTTAGGGGCGTGTCAGAACAGACCCCGCAAGGAGCCAGAACTTCTAGCGTTTCTTTTTCTTATACTCCAGTTTTGACTGGAACAAATATTATAAATGAAATTGCTAGTGGTTTGAAAAATTCTAGAGCTTCGCAGACTTCTGGGGTATCAATAAAGTTTGGTGGCGTAAGCGGCGAGGGGCTTTTGTCTTCTTACTCTTTGAATCTAGCGCCCTATTCTCCTGCTCAATGCAGCGTTAACTTTGAGCTTTTTGGTTCTGGGCAAAATATTCCTGTTAGCGGCGAGCTTAAGTCGCAGACAGTTTCTAGGTCTTCAGATGTTCAAGCTTTGGCGTCCAATGTTGGGCATTCTGCATTTTCATCATTCATGGCAGGACAGTCTCCTGCGACGATTTCAAGCGAAGATTCCACGGGCATACTTCAGTCTGTGGATTACTCTATAAATTTTGAATATGAACCGGTGTATAAACTAGGACAAGAGTTTCCATCATCATTTTTGTATCATGCAGCGACAGAAGAAGCTCGGGTAACAGAGAATGTTCACGAAACAGGAATTAGCTTTACTGGCAAGAACGAAAATTTTCAACTAAAAGTAAAAAGTTTAGATAATAATAGCGAGATGCAAATAAATATGGAAAGAGCTGTCGTTGATAATAGTCAAATCTCTGCTGGGGCAAATGGCATCGCTGAAACTTCTAAAACATTAAGGAGCTTTTATTAATGATATTCTCTTCAAAAAATACCAAGCTTAGATTAAATGATTTAGATATAATTGCTAATCAGTGCTCTCTAGATGTGCAGGCTTCTATAGACCCGAGATACGATGCTGGGCAAAGACACTCAAAAAACTATTTCGCTAATGCAGGTATAGGCTCTACTCTTTCTTTTTCTCATTACTTAACTGGCGGACTTGATAAAATCAAAAGCTTTATAGCAAATCAAGGCGAGAAGATAGGTTCTGACAATAGAAGTAACGAAGGCCAAATAATTAGCGGCAGTTTCGGGGGGATGACTTTTACGAGCGGTTATCTTTCGAGTTACAGCATAGATTTTCAACCTAACTCTCCAGTCATAGCAAACTCTACAATTGTGTTTTTTGACGATCTGCAAGGTGAATTTACCCAAAACCAAGAAATTATATCTGAGGATAAAATACTAAACTGCAAAAACATAACTATAGAAAATACATCAAGTAATCTGCTGGGTGAGATAAACGACTTTATAAATACTTCATATAATTATTCTTCAGAAATTAATCCTGTTTATTCTGCTGGAAAAACTGTTCCAGATAGAATCTATTTCGGGAAGAAAACTGTATCAATGGGCATAGAGGTAGATAATCCTACAGGGTTTTTGCCTTACAATGGTATATCAAGTAAATTTTTAATAAACCTATATAGACACAACGAGCCTGACGCTGCAGGGGCGACAGAAACCTTTTCTTGCTTTGGGGTTCTTCAGTCTAGATCTGTATCTGCATCAGTTGGAAATAAAGTTACGCATAATTTAAGTATAGTATCAAATACGCCTAGGGTAGACCTAGTAGCATCCGGCATAATACCAACAGCCAGACCAGTGTTCCCAGATGGGTCACCTTTAAACTTGTAAAAAATGTCAAATATATTTTTCCCAAACTCAGGATTTTTTATTAGCGGAGAAGAGCTAACTGCTGTTCATAAAGTTGTTTGGGGCGATGTAAGCATAGGGGAAGAAAGAATGCTTGCTGTCGTTGGCACAGGTTTAAGTGGGGCTTTGCCTCCAGAAATAAAAACAGACGACGTTAACGTTATTGCTCTGGACGGTGCGGTAACATCTCTTGGTGAGCAAACAGTTTTACTTAAAGAGAACCACAGGATTAATGTTGGTCCGTTAGAAAAAATAACAGGTTTTGTAGATGAACCTATAATTGTGACTGGGGAAAATTTTTATAGAATCACAGAGGTAAACTTTGGTTCTAAAAAAGCAAATTTTACTGTAGCCTCCCCAACTAGAATAGAAGTAAATATACCTAAAGACGCTGAATATACAGGAGTAACAGTATTTTCATCCTTAAGAAGTGGTGAAGGTGGTGCGCTATACAACAGCGGTATCTCGCCTGACAACTTTGTTCCTGTCCCGCAGGTAACATCTGTTGAGCCGGGCTTTCAATTGCCAAGCGAACAGTTAGTGATATCTGGGTATTCTTTTTCTGCTATTACTGGAGTACAGTTTCCTTTAAGTAACGAAGTAGTTTCACCTTCTAACGTGACCGCAAACTCTTTGACGGTTACAGCCCCTACCGGCAAAAGCAGAGGTAACTTTACATACTTTTTGCAAAGTGGTATATCTTTGGCGCCTTCTGGAGAAGAGAACTCTTTTTCTCATTTAGCTTTGATAGACCGAGTTGTTCCAGATTCTGGAGCTTTGGGTGGCGCTCCTGTATTTTTAGAGGGAAGAAATTTTGTTAATCAGGTACTTAACATAACTGGCGACAACAGAGTAAAAGTAAAAGTAGGAAATAGAGACACTGATGATTTTAGGGTTTTAAATAGCAACTTAATATCTGGAAAGCTGCCTAAAAATTTAAAATCTGGTATTCACCTTGTTTCTCTTTATAGTGATATAGGGGATATATACCCCTCTGGAAAAGAAGTTATTGTTAGCGGGTCTGTTCCTCAAGTATTAGGAGCTAATCCTAAATTTTCTATAACCGGCTCCCAGATAAGTATAACAGGAAAAGACTTAAAAGGTATTGATAAGATAACCCTT